TTCTTGAGAAAATCCATTATTAAAAGAATGTTCTGACCACCATCTAAGAAGATCATTATCAACAGCCTCTTCCTCATTAATAATATCTGGAAGCTGATAATCGCCAGAAGTTTCTGGTCTATCAGCAAAGGCTTCTGATTGTATTTCTTCTATAAGTTGATTTCTAAGATCTTCATCTTTAGCCCCAAGCTTAGACTCAAGCTCTTTATAAGCTTTAGCTAAATCCTCACCAGTTTTGTATTTCTCTGGCAACCATTCAGGCTTTTCAGATACCTCTTCAACTTTCTGAATATCTTCTTGTGTTACAAAATCACGACCGTCTTCGGCTGCTGCTTCTACTGCTGCATCTTCTTCACTCATTGTTTACTCCTGTTTGCGTGTGCAATGCGTTGCTCGATCAAACCTACAAGGTATCTCTGCCCCTCTATGTGTCGAAGTTCTTCTGTAGAAACATTAGGCCCATTAACCATTTCAATAGTAATAGATCTAAAATACTTTAAAACTTCTTGTCCTGTTGGGGTAGAAAATAACTGAGCAACATTCTTACTAATCTCAACATCACGTTCAGATTTGCGATGAATGCCATCGATCCCAATGTTAACCCTGCTGTTCAACTGGCATCATTCCCTGCTGCATTGCCTGTTGTTGCGCTAATTGCTGCGCGGCTTGTGCAATTTGTTTACGCTGTTCCTCATCTCGAATCAAGCTTTCTGGAACACCAAACTTTTTAGCCAAGTAAATAGCAGTCTCCTCACCATCAATTAAAAGCTGCAACATCTCTGGGCCAAAGCTAGAAGCAATTAACTCAAGGAAACGTGAGACTACAGAAATATCCTGATTGGCTTGGGCTTGGGCTAATGGAGAAACAGACCTTACCTTAATCTCTCTTCCATTAACTGTTGGTATATCAATACGGCCCTGCTTCTTAAGGATATAAACTACGCGTTGAAGAAGTGGTTGAACAAGCTCAGCTTGTAATCTTCCAAATGCTGCGCCCATTCTTCTAGATAAATCAGCCATACGTTCAGCTATCTCTGTAGCTGTTGCTGGGGTTTTATCAGGATTGCCAAGCATATCATTATACAAAGCTTTTTTAATATTTAATCTAAGGTCACCTAAAACAAGTTGGGCAACATCAAAACGACCAGCGGCTTGTATAGGTTGCAGTCCAGCAGACCCCATAGCTTTAGGAATTATAGTTCCAGGAACTAGGTTGATTGTATCAGGGTTTATTACACCATCGTCTTCCATCTGATAAATACCAGAAATCGACATCTGTGCGTTCTCAAGTATTAACTGAATAGTAAGGTTAGTTGTTTTTATAGAACTTAATGCATTGATTAGTGGCCCTCGGCCATAAACTTCACCAGCGCACTTAGACCAACGAAAACAAATGAATGGATTAGATCCAACGCCACTCATTTCTTTAGAGTGTAATATTGTTTCAGTAGTTAGACATATTGCGTAATGATAATACGCCTCGACATTTGGTTGAGTATAGTTTCTGCATACAAGCTCAAGAACTGTAGTTTCTCTATTCGAACCCATTTGTGAAGTAACTTTGGAATCAAATGTAGAGTTAGGAAACATTAAAGGTAAATGATCAAACTTAACTTTCTTTCTTTCTCGATAAACGTGATCAATCCTATCATCAGGGCCAGTATCTAAAACAACATGAGGAAGTGGTATTGCAGAGAAGTTAACTGGATTTAATGCGTCACCTTCTTCAACGCATAGAACGCCAGTTCCAACAGCTAAGTCCATAAAAGATTCATGAACCTCTTGGCTAAAGTTAGAGTTTTGCAAAACTTCAAACACATAATCTGTAACTTTATCTAACTCATTATCAACTTTCTCTCGTTCTTGTGGGTCTACTTCACTCCCAGAAATAAAGTCTGCCCATCTAGCAAAGTTTGGAACTATTCCAGATTGCAGTCTGCTAGCAAACTCTTGAGTTCCTACTACTGCAGTCTCATCAAATATCTTTTCATCTCTTCTTTGACCATGCTCTTCGTAATAAAAAGACTCTCGTTGAGGCAAAGCATACTCATAGCATTCCTCAAAGAGTGAAACCCATTGTTCACGAAAAGATTTTGCCTTTCGATATTTCTCTATAAAATGCTTTGCTATATTATCCATTAACCAAACCGACCTAAGTATCCAGCGGAGCCACCGCCAGTACCTGTTTGTTGAACGTTTCTAAATAAAGATCTTCTTGAGGAGCCGCCCCTAGCACCAGCATTTGCAACACTAGATTCTAAGGCATCCGATATATCTTTGCGCTTTTGTTTGGCTCTTCGATCAGCTTCTTTTCTTTCAGCATCATCTGCCGCTATTCTATCATCCGCAGCAGCTTCTTGTTCTTCTTCTGTTGGGCCACCGCCTCCACCACCAAAGCACATAATAAATCTCCTTTTCTCTTCCTAGTCACAAAGTTAAAATAAAATCAACGCACAAATTGAAAAGCTTTCTTTTTCTTAGGTCTGGAAAACAGATCAAAACTTCTTTTAGCAACCACAGGTTGCATAGGTTTTTGGTTATTCATTAAAGCTCGACCCTCACCAGCACCGAGAAAAAGATACTGAGCAGCATCATGAACGTGAGAAAACATATTCTTGTCTGGTTTATCAGCATATCTCTCACCAGAGACTTCCATTCTTTTATAAGCATAGCCGCCTTCAAAACCTTTAATAAGTTGAGGGCAACGCCTGTCTATTAGTAGTGCTGGCTTACCTTCAACCATCTTCGTTAATTGGGAGGAAACCGATTCTAATCGAAGATCAACAGAGTTGGAGGGCGCAGGGTATGCCCTCAAGCCAGCACCGCGCAAAATATGAAACGGAGTTGATTCATCTGTCTGCGCTCTAAAATCTCCAGCAGGATCTCCATAGATAATAACTTCTGAAGCTGCGGAGAATCTTGTTGCGAGTTCTTGCCTTAATACTTCTGCAAAACGGACAATCCCCATATCTATCGCAACAATTTCTGATTGAATAAACCAACGCCCTCTTACTTTCTGTCCAAGAACTGCGGCTGGTGTTAGCCCAAAGTCTATACCAACATACACAGGCGCACTTGCAGCGATAGGTATTTCTTCTTTTGCTATGTGTACTTCACCAGCAAACATTGGATAAACAGGTTTTCCGTCTTGGATATGACCCAAGCGATTCATAACATAGACATCAATCCAGCTTTTAGTCTTACCGCGAATAAGGTTTGAATAATAATTGCCTATTATGTTTTTTTGGTTTTCCGCTTTGGGGTTTTCTTTGTAGTCTTGGATTTCACCTTCTTCATCTTTGGCTTCGAGCATACCACAAGGCTGGGTAAAGAAATTCCAATTGTCTGGTTTAACCAACATCTTAGCTTGCTCACGCGGTATATGATCTGGGACTGGAACTTCACCAGCCATAATGGGCCACCAATGATCTTCCTCAGGTGCGTTGGTATCGGCAATAACGCCAGACCAACTAGGGCCGCCATCACGCATAGAAGGAAAACGGCCAACACGCATCGTGCAGGCATCAATAATAGACTTAGCAATCTCTCTTGCTTCGTTGATCCATATACCTGTAAGTTCGAGCGAAAGAAGTTTCTTAACATCTTCAGGTCGATCAAGGGCCAAGAAAATAACTTCAAGATCTATTTCTCCCTTTTTAATATGATGAGTGTAAGGAACAGACCAGTGAAACCTACCCCAATCAGATTCGGGAAACCAATCAAGCCAAGTCTTTATTGTTGTAGTTCTTAGCTGTGGGTTGGTGTTTCGAATGATAGCCCATCTGCTTTTACGCAGTCCATCCGATCCCTTCTGTTGTTCGAGGGCGCGTCTAAATACTTCAATGCAGCAACCAACAGATTTACCAGAACCAACAGGGCCGCGAATGCCACGAAAGAAAGTGCTGTCCTTCATAAAAGATTTAAGCACTTCTCCATCTGGTTTATATTTAAAGTTAATCATCGAAGCCCCTTATCAACTCCAAACTTTACCATAGTCTCCGCAACATCAGGGCCAATGTTATCTATAACATTATCAATCATTTTATTTGTAACAAAAGACTTCCCATGCTTTTCATCAAAGTGTTGAAAGTGTACCTTCTTAACTATTCTTCGAAGCATGGTAAGCTCTTCTGGCTTGAGCATATTTACAAAGCTCACTGTTCGTAAGCCTCATTAACGTCAGGCGTAGAAGGATCATCAGCTTTTAATCTGCCTTTGTCATCTCTAGCACGTTTCTTTTTAATTGGTTTCTTTGCTACTTCGTTAGTCCATTCTAGTCTTTTAGAATCAGAAGTTCTTGTTGCTCCTGTCCATGTTTCACCACCAAGTTGATGAGATCCCCCATCATATAACTCGCCAGTATTTGCAATCTTCCATCCCATAATTAACTCCTGTATTGTTTTACTTTCCTAGCAATCGCTTTCGGTTGAGCCACAAATTGCTTACCCGAAGCCTTACCCTTTCGTTTAGCTCTGGTTGTAGCTGCATATTCAGC